GAAGACGCCATGAAGGCGTTGAAGAGGGGGGTGTGATGGCAACGCCAAGCAGAATATCGCCCCGCACCGTCACATTTGGCTTGCGCCAGCGCGCATGGTGGGTGATGCGCCGCCGCATCAGCTTCACGCTGTCGGAGCTGCTCTCGACCCTCGCGGACGGCAGCGAGCGCGACGCGACCGGCAACCTGCGCCGCTATCTCAAGGCGTTGAACGATGCCGGGATCGTGCGCGTAGATGCCGCGCGCCAGCGCGGGGTAGCCCTTACCAGCCCCGGCTGCTACCGCTATCGGCTCATCATCGACACCGGTCGCAAAGCGCCGGTTTGGCGCGCCAAGACCGGCATCGTTTTCGACCCCAACACCGGGACCGAATACCCTATAGAGGGCGCGCCATGAATGACGCGCACACCTTCGATCTGGCGCTAAAGGCCGCTGCCGCCACCAGCATGACCGCGGTGGCGGCAGCGGTCGGTTACTCGCGCACGGCGGTCTCGCTCTACCTGTCCGGCAAATACGGGGCCGGGGTCGAAAAGATCGAGGCCGCCATCGCGGCCATCTACGACACCTACCCCTGCACCCACACGGGCATAGAAATCAGCGGCCCAGACTGCACTCGCCGCGCGACCGCGCCGCGCCCGTTCGGAGGGCGCGCCAAAGAAGCCCATTGGTTGGCCTGCCAAAACTGCCAACACAACCCCAACCACAAAGGAGCCACCCATGCACCCCAATAGCCCAGCCCAACACACCCTCAACAGCCTCGATGCCGCCGCGCGCTGCGTGCGCTGGCTGCTGGCCAAGCAGTTCACGGTCAACCGGGTCACGCTCGGCGCGCGCAACCCGCGCATCGACATCGCGGCCAGCCCGCGCTGCGCCACCCTGGAGGGCGCGGTGTACTCCCGCACCCACACCTGCCGCGTTTGGGTGGCGCGCCAGCACGATTGCGAAATCCGCTGGCAAGAAGCGACCGGGGCGAGATGATGAAATTCGAGCTATTGGAAACGCAGATGGATAGAGACAGCGAGAGGGTGGCGGCCAGTCCCAAGGGACTGCCGCCGGGAATCCGTCGGCGTACTCCTTGCGGGTACACCGACGCCTGCGTGGCGTGGCTCAAGCGCCGCGGTTTCGCCGTGCTGCAAGTGGAGATCAACGCCCGCATCATCGTGCGCTACGACTCGTTGTTGTGCCGCATGTTGGGCGCGGCAGCCGACTGTTACGAACGCGGCCCTTTGTTCGGCGAGCGGCGTTGCCAGTGCGTGCGGATCATGGGCTGCGAAGTGCGCTGGCTGCTGCCCAAAGGCCGGGAGGGCGCGCCATGAATACGTCCAACCCGCATTGGCGCGATCCTGCCGAGCTCACCCGCGATGAGCTCATCACGCTGGTGCAATCTCTGCGAGCCAGCCTCGATACCGGCACCTATTTGAACGATGTGCTCAGCTCAAAACTGATCGGGACGATGGGTGTCGCCAATACCCTCGGCGCGCACCTCTACGCGCTGGTCGACAGCCACGACGCGGGTGATGCCGCCGCCGTCGACGTTTATTTGGCCAACCTGTCCGCCCGCCGCGCGCAACTGGTGGGAGTGAGGCACTGATGAAAATCAATTTTATTTCGGGCGGCACGCCAAAAAGTTTGGCGGCATTAAAAATCGCCCTGCGTCTGGCGCTGGCCGCAACATCACCCCAACAACCCTTGCAGGTCGGCGCGCTACGGCGGTTGGGCGCACCGGACGCGGTGGATGCCGCGTTGTTGGATATGTATCGCCAAGGCGAGGTCGGCTGCTGTCTGGTGACCAAAAAAACGGGGCAAACCAGCCTGTGGTGGCTATCGGCAAACACTCGGCAGGCCAAAGGGAGATTGTTTTGAAAACGATATGCCCCGCCTGTGGCGCGCTGTCCAGCCTGGACGCGCTGCTCGGCCACGAAGGCGCGCGGGCGGCGGTCATGGTGGCATTGGCCATGCCCGCGCCAGTGGGCAGACTGCTCGTGCAATACCTCGGCCTCTTTCGCCCGCGTGCGCGCCAGCTCTCGTTTGATCGTGTCGCCAACCTGCTGGACGAGCTGCTGCCGATGATCGCCGCCGCCAAGATAGCGCGTAATGGCCGCATCTGGTCGGCCCCGCAGGACTACTGGACGCGCGCGCTGCAAGAAATGTTGGATAAGCGCGACCAGCTCACCCTGCCGCTCAAAAGTCACGGCTATTTGCTCGCCATCATCGAAGGCTACAGCAACAAGGCCGAAGCGCAGGCCGAGCAGCAGCATGAAGACCGCAAGGCGGGCAGAACGCAGATTGGTGGGTTGCTCCAGCCGCTTGCTCCCTCACCCGGCCTTCGGCCACCCTCTCCCGGTGGGGAGAGCGTAGCGAGGGGGGCGAAGCCGGTTGGGGGTGAGGGAACGCACGCAGCTCCCGCACAAAAAAAGACTCGTAACGAAATGCCCGAATCTGTCCGTGTCGAGCTCGAAAAATTCACAAAAAAAGGAGTGTCAAATGGGTAAAAAAACCGAACTGCTCACCCTGCTCTCGCGCCACATCGGGCGCGGCAACGGCCTCGGCGTAAAAACGCTTGCGGCGCGGCTGGGTGTAGATGAGCGGCAGGCGCGCCACCTGGTCACCGCGTTGCGCGAGGATGGCCACGCCGTGTGCGGCACCCCGCAAGACGGCTATTACATCGCCGCCACGCCCGAAGAGCTGCAGGACACCTGCAAATTCCTGCGCGCCCGCGCCATGCACAGCCTCGTGCTGGAGGCTCAGCTCAGAAAAATCCCGCTGCCCGACCTGCTCGGCCAGCTTCATTTACCCACGTAGGGGCGTATGACCATACGCCCGCATACCATTTTTAACCAGGAGAAAAACATGACCAAAACCGCCGCCCGCCTCAAAACCAAAGCGCAGATCCACGTCCCGCAAACCCGCGACGAGGCCGCCGCCGACATCCGCAAGATCGGCGACTTCCAGCGCCACATCGGGCGCCAGCAGGCCGAAATGAATGATGCCATCGCGCACATTACCGCCAATTACCAGCCCGCGCTGGAAGCCCTGGCCACGCAGCTTAAAACCCTGCAAGACGGCGTGCAAGGTTATTGCGAGGCACACCGGCACGAGCTCACCAACGAGGGGCGGGTCAAGACCGCCAACCTCATCACCGGCGAAGTGCAATGGCGGCAACGCCCGCCCAGCGTCCAGGTGCGCGGCGCGGAAACCGTCATCGAAAATTTGCTGCGCCTGGGTCTCGGCAAATTCGTCCGTGAAAAACTGGAAATCAACAAAGAAGCCATCCTCAACGAGCCGGATGCCGTCAAAGGCGTGGCCGGGGTGAACGTGGTGGTGGGGGTGGAAGATTTTGTGATTACGCCATTTGAGCAAGAGGTGGCGGCATGAGCCAAACCCGCCGCCAGTCTATGTTAGAGGCCATCATCAACGTGCTGGTCGGCTACGGCATCGCGGTGGCCGGGCAGATGCTTATTTTTCCGCTGTTCGGCATCCACGTCCCGTTGCAGGACAATCTCATCATCGGCCTGCTGTTCACGCTGGTTAGCCTGTGTCGCAGCTACGCGCTGCGCCGCCTGTTCAACCGCTGGCACCGGTATCAAAAACTCGCGGCCACGGGCGCACCGCGAGCGCAACACCTGCCCATAAACCTAAGGAAGCACTGATTAAAAAGGAAATATTATGACCAAGCAAGAACTCGTAGACGCACTGGCCGCCGGTACCGGCCACAGCAAAAAAGACGTGGATACCTTATTAAACCACCTCGGCATGGCCGTCACGCACGCCCTTAAAACGGGCGGCGAAGTCACGCTGCCCGGCCTCGGCAAACTCGGCGTTAAAACCCGTGCCGCGCGCACCGGGCGCAACCCCGCCACGGGGGCCGAGATGGACATCCCGGCCAAGCGCGTGCCGCATTTTGGCGCGGCCAAGGCGCTGAAAGACGCGGTGGCTGTTAACGGCTAATCACCCCATGTGCCTTGCTTGCAGGGCGCATCAGGAGATTTTTTAACGGCAAAGACCTGTTTCGCCAAAGAAAGGAGCCCCCATGTCCCAATACCCCACGCGCCGCGATGAAAAACGCCGCGACATCCAGATCATCCACATCGCCAAACAGCAGCTCGGCATGGATGACGCGGCCTACCGCGCCATGCTGTGGGCGGTGGCGCGGGTCAAAAGCTCGACCGAACTCAACTTTGTCGGCCGTCACAATGTGATCGACCATCTTAAAAAATGCGGCTTCAAGGTCACCGCCGGTAAAAATGCGGGCAAGCCAAGTCCCGCGCCCGCCGCCGACAAATCTCCGCTGGCCGGCAAAATCCGCGCGCTGCTCATCGCCCTGGACAATAAGCCGGATGCCTACGCCGACGGCATGGCGCGCAAAATGTTCGGCGTGGAGCGCGCCTGGTGGTGCACCCCGCAACAGCTCGGCAAAATAGTGGCCGCGCTGAATTACAGCCCCGCCCGTAAAAATAAACCTATCCCCTCTCCCCTGACAGGGGGAGGAGTAGCGTGCGCTGCGCGCACGAAAGAAGAGCGGGAGGGTCGCCGCATCGCGGCGGGGAACCCACCGGCCTCCCCTTTACGGGGGGAGCGGGAGGGGTTGGGGTTGCCAAAAAAGGTTGGAGAGCCGGAATGAACCTATCCCCCTTCCTGTACGAGCTCAGCACCCGCATCGGCTTGCCCCAAGTCTTGCTGCTGGCCGCGCATTACGGCGGCACCCCGCTGTATATCCCGCAAAGGCTGGGGGCGGATCACAAGCTGGCCGGTCTGCTCGGCTTGGAGGCGGCGCAAACGCTGGCCGCGCACTACGCCGGCCAAACCCTGTACGTTGCCCTCAACAGCACCGGCGACCATGTGCGGCAGGGCAAAAAACGGCAGCAGCGTATCCGCGAGCTGAAAGAACAAGGGTGGAGCCACACCCGCATCGCGCGCGAACTGCGCACCACGGATAGAACGGTGCGCAAGGTGCTGGGCAAAGAGAGCAATGACAAACAGGGCGGGTTGTTTTAACGCGCCTAAAAAACTTTTTTGAAAAGGAGAAAAAAATGCACGACCAGGAAAAACTAAAACTCGAACAGCGCGGTCGCATGGCCTATTTGCGCGAGGACATCACCAACTTGTCGCGCAACCGCGACAACCTGCTGCGCCCGCTGCGCGAACGGGTGTGGCGCGCGAGCCAGCCGGACATGCAGCCCGCCGACCCCGCCACCGCGTTCGACCCGGTTGCCGCCGCCGCCGAACTCGATGCCGTGGCGCAGGTCGAGAAAACGCTGGACTCGGCACTGGCCGAGTACAACCGCCTGGCGCGGGTGCTCGGTATGGCCGAACTCAAGCGCCGCAGCTATTGAGGCGGGGCAGGATGAGTGACAGGCGCGGCGGGGTGGGCTAGAGTGGGTGTTTTAACGGTAATTAAACCAAGGGGAACTAAGATGAAGTTTGCCACAATCATTTTTGCATCACTACTTTTTGTGGGTTGTGGTGGTGGCGGGGGTAGTGGCGATAACGCCCCTCCAGCACAACCAGTCGTTTCCACCTTGGGCTTCCCGCTGGAGGCGGCTTATAAAGCCCATATAGCCAGTGGTGCAACCGACCAATTCGTTGTGTCCGGTTCTTGCAGAATGGACTCAATCACTTTTTCCACCAGCATGCCGGTGGCAACAACTTTTCAAGGGTTGCCAGCTTTTTCAGCGACGCGCACAATTGCCAGCTATACCAGCGATACAAGCTGTTACTACGCGGGGGTCAGAATTTACGATAATGTCGATTACTTTGACGCGAATTACACCCTTCTTGGTAGTAGCATACTAGGCCTCAATCAAAATGGCGTAGTAACGACCACTATTCCGGTGGCAGCCTCCGTGCACGTTGGCGACACGGCCTCTTTTGCAACAATGAACGTTTATAAACACACCAGATATGGCGATTATGGTGTTTACGGGTCTTGGGTTGTCAGCTACATTATCGAGGCCGATACCGCAACCACCGCCATCGTGAACCTGATTACCAAGGGGTATGAATGGGATTGCATTGATAGGGTTAGCTGTCCCACCCCATTAGTTTTTACCCAACAGAAACGTTATCGCATCACCGCTGAGGGAGCACTAACCCTGATCTCGGTTGATATTCAGTACAGCAGCGGGATACACCTGCTTTTTACTAAAATCTAGCCGTGCATTAACAAGCAGTGCCAAATGCAGCGCAAATAATTCTTGACAGCGTTAAACAATCGGCGTAGTTTTCGCGGCAAGTGCTGATAACACGAGTGGCTATAGCGGAGACCGCGCCCGAAAGCTGCGTTTTTTTGCGCCTACAGAAACCGTAGGTACAAGCGTCCATAGTTCCTTATGGCCGGGTGTGTGAGGAATACAAGAGGGGTTTGCCCCGAATAACTCCGCCGACTATAGCCGGTTATTAGCACCCGGCCGCCCACGGCCTTTGTGGGTTTCCCTAATAAGGAGCTATAAAATGAACCAACTCGTCCCCACCTTTACCGGCACACTGGCCGGAGAATCTCAACCCCTCGTCAACGCCCGCGACCTGTACGACTATGTATCACGTGAAACAAAATTTGAAGATTGGATTGTTCGAAAAATAGAGCAATACGGATTCGCGCAAGGTATTGATTATCTCGATATTCTCACTAAAAAAACTGGCGCAAACTGGTTTGGCGGTGAGCGAAAAATCACCGAATACCACCTCTCGCTGGACATGGCCAAGGAGTTGGCGATGGTAGAAAACACCGAGCAAGGCCGCAAAGCCCGCCGCTACTTCATCCAGATGGAAAAGGTCGCGCGGCAGGAAATCCCCGCCTTTCTGCGTCGCGGCGAGCTGCCCCGTCCCGGCCAGGTCGAGGCGTTGCAGGCCGTGCGCCTCAAAGCCACGTTGCTGGCGGCTAAGCCGCAATGGCAAAAGCTGGCGCGTTATCACGCGCTCAAGCTCAGCCAGGGCGAAATCGCCACCCTGCTCGGCCTCAAGCCCGGCACCGTGCGCGACAAGCTGCGCGAGCTGGCCGCCTGCGGGCTGGTCGATTACCGCACCAATGCCGCGCTGGCGGCGGCGGGGCGCCGGGGCTTGCAGGTGATACAGGCCAAGCAGGCGGCGCGGCAGCAAGGGGGTGCGCTATGAGCATCACTGCGGGTTATCGCGTCCCCGGGAATCCGCGCGGCCAAGCCTTCACCTTGCCGGATTTTTGCTGGGGCAAGATCGGATTTGATGATGCCTGCCGCATCGCCGAATCCTTGCGCCGCGCGGCGGGGCGCGAACCGCACTGGCAGACGGTGCGCGGCAAGCTGATCCGGCTGGCGAAATCGAAAGGCGGTGCGGCATGAGCGATAAAACCCACCCTCACCCCAACCCTCTCCCGCCTGCGGGAGAGGGGGCGAACATGCCCGGCCACCGTGCGCGTCCACGAGGCGCAGGCGGTGGCATCCTGCGCGCTGGAAGCCCTGCCCACCGGCCTGCAGGGGCTGGATTACGCCCGGATGAACGAGGCCGGTCTGCTGATAGCGGCGGTGCAGGATATTTTGATGCTGATAGATAAAGATGTAAATTTGATTGAGGTGCAGTTAAAAGCGGCGTAGCCTTCCCTCACCCCAGCCCTCTCCCAAAGGGAGAGGGGGTCAGATATGCCCCGCCCCGCGCGGGGTTTTTCTTTTAGCGGAACACCTTCCGCCTCGACCCTTCCCGCGCGTGCGCGTACTCTGCGCGTATGAAAACACTCCAGGATTTCCCCATACCCGCAGGCTGGGCGGCGCGTTCGACGCGCCCGAAAGCGTTGCGGTTAAATCTGTTCGCGCTGCCAGCGCTCTATCTGCGCCACCTGGTGCAGCAAGTGCTCGATTTTTTTGTGCGCGATGTACGGGCGCATCGCCTCGATGGCGGAAACCAGCTCGGTGATGGGAACACGCGCTGGCCCGCTGTCGGCAAAAGTTTGCCAGTCCGCGGCGATGCGATAGCCCTCACGCCGCAAGAGGCTGTCGAATGCCTGGTTTACCTCGGCCAGATCATTGCGTGTTTGGCGCAACAACACCGCCATGATCAGGCAGGCGCAAAAAGCCCCCCCGGCTGCGAGTGGCCACAGCCAGTGCTGGTTCGTCGCAAACCATGCGGCGGCACTGCCGATGAAAGACAGCGCGGCCAGCAGGTTGGCGAAGTGTGCGAGCGGATTGCCGAATCTGTCAAAAATATACTTGAGGCGGCGGCTGAAAGTCATCTGGTTTCTCCCGTATCGGCGGAACAACAGTTTAACGCTATTCGGGTGAAACCATAATGCCCCGCAAAATAGAACTCATCATCATCCACTGCTCGGCGTCGCCCGATGGCGCGTCGCTGTTCACCGGCAAGCTGGGCGAGCCGGGCTTCATCACGCCCGCGCAGGAAATTGATAAGTGGCACGCCGCGCGCGGCTTCCGCCGCAACCCCAATTGGGCCCGCTTGCAAGAGCCCACCCTCAAGCACATCGGCTACCACTACGTGATCTACACCGCCGGCGCGGTGCTGGCCTGCCGCCATTTAGACGAGATCGGCGCGCACGTGCAGGGCTACAACGCGGCCAGCATCGGCATTTGCCTGATCGGCACCGCGCGATACAGCCACGAACAATGGGGCTTCCTTAAAAGTTTAATCGAAGGCCTGCGCAAAACCTACCCGCACGCCCGCGTGGTCGGCCACCGCGACCTGTCACCGGATACCGATGGCGACGGCATCGTCGAGCCGCAGGAGTGGCTTAAAACCTGCCCCGGCTTCGAGGTGGCGGCCTGGCTGCAAGGCGGCTTGCAGCCGTTGGCCGGGCATATTTACCGCCCTCTCCCACCGGGAGAGGGTCGGGGTGAGGGAGCAAGCGGGGGCGGCCAACCATGAATCCATTGATGTTGGGCGGAATACTGGACATCGGCAAGAGCCTGATCGGCAAACTGTGGCCAGACCCCGCGCAGCAGGCCGAAGCGCAGTTGAAGCTGGCGCAGCTCGCGCAAAGCGGCGAGCTGAAAGAGCTCGAAATCCGCATGAGCGCGATTTTAGCCGAGGCGAGCAGCCCCGACCCGTGGACGTCGCGCGCCCGCCCCAGCTTTCTGTACGTGATGTACCTCGTGATTCTGACCTCCATCCCGGTCGGGCTGGCGGGTGTTTTCTACCCGGACGAAGCCGCCCGTTTTGCGGCGGGGATGACGGCCTTTTTGGCGGCCGTGCCGGATAGCCTGTGGACGCTGTTCGGCGCGGGTTATTTGGGTTACGCGGGCGCGCGCACTTTTGAAAAAGCCAAGGGGCGGGCGTAGGGGCGTATGACATACGCCCTTTTTCGGCGCGTAATTTTAATTATTAATAGGAGAAAAATATGGCGGCAATGAGCGATTATTTGGAAAACAAAGTATGGGACTGGCTGTTGCGCGGGCAGGTGTTTCCCCCGCCCGCCACAGCGTATGTGGCGCTGCTGACCGCGGCACCCGGCGATGCGGGCGGCGGCATCGAGGTGGCCGGCGGCAGTTATGCGCGCGTGGCGGTGGCCAGCGCGCTGGCCAACTGGTCGGGCACGCAAGCACCGGGCAGCACCGCCGCCAGCAGCGGCACCGATGGCACGGGCGAGAACAACGTGGTCATCACCTTCCCCGCCCCCACCGCCAACTGGGGCGTGATCACCCATTTCGCAATCTATGACGCGGCAGCGGCCGGCAACCTGTTGATCTGGTCACCGCTGTTCACCGCCAAGACCGTCAACAACGGCGATGCCGCACCCAGCTTTGCCGCTGGCGCGCTGACTTTCCAGGTCGATAACTAAATATGACCATCGCCCTCAGAGCCTCCGGCGCGTGGGCGGCGGGTACGACCCAGGTTGCCCCCGCGCTGCCAGCAGGCTTGGCGGCGGGCGACATCATGCTGTTGTACGCGGGCTGCAAGCCGTTTAACGCAACCATCGCCACGCCCGAGGGGTGGACGTTATTGGCGGCGGGCAGCGGCACGAATGGCTCGGTCGCGAATGGCTCTGACACGGGTTCGGTGCGGTTCGCCACCTTCTACCGCGCATGGCTGTCCGGCGATGCCGCGCCCAACGTAGCCATCACTGGCGGCGACACCGCGCTGGGTGTGGTACTGGCTTTCAGTAAGACCTCCTCCGCTTGGACGCTCCCCCCGGTTGCCGCCCAAGGCGGCGACACCAGCAGCGGCACGGGGTTCAGCCTGACGATGAGTGCCGATCCGGGCATTGCGGCGAACGATATGTTGGTCGTGTTTGCCACCCTGCCCGGCAATAACGCCACGTTTGCCTCGGCCCCGACCTTAACGGCTGCGGGCGCAACCATAGGCAACATCGCGCGATCCCCCACCACCGAAGGCACGACGGGCAACGGCCTCGATCTACAGAGCAGCAGCTGGTTTGCTTTATGCACGGCGGGCGCGGCCACCGCTGCGCCCGTGGCGGGGCATACGCTATCGGCGGCGCAGACGGGTGGCGGCGCGATGGTCAGGCTGCGCGAGGGTACCGCCGCCGCGCTGGAAGGGGTGGCTGGTGACGTGGCCGCCGCCGCGGGCGGTTTGACCACCGCAATTACCCTCGGCGCGGCAGCGGCCACGCAAGCTGCCGCCACGGGCGCGCTGACTACGGGTATCGCATTATCCGGCAACGCGGCAGCACAAGCCACGGCCAGTGGGGTATTGGCGGGCGGGGAAAATACCGCACTGGCGGGCGGGGCTATTTCGCAAGCTGCCGCCACGGGCGCGCTGACTACGGGTATCGCATTATCCGGCAACGCGGCAGCACAAGCAACGGCGGCAGCGGCGTTAAACACCGCCATCAATTTAACGGGCAACGCGGCAGCACAAGCTGCAAGCTCCGCCGCGCTCGATACGGGCATCGCCTTGGTCGGCGCGGCGCTGGCATCGGTGGGTGCTTCCGGCGGGTTGTCCGCGCAAATATCACTGGCGGGCGCGGCGGTATCGCTGGTGACCGTCAACGGCCAGCTCACCGCGCAAATTAAGCTGGATGGCGCGGCGATAGCGCGGGCTATTGCGGCGGCTGGCTTGAGTTCCGCCATCCAGTTGGCTGCTGGGGCTGCGGCGCAGGCGGCGGCGGCGGGCGATTTGAGCGTGGGTGGTGCGGTCGTTTTGTCCGGCAACGCGGCAGCCCAAGCTGCAAGCTCCGCCGTGCTCACCGCGCAGATCGTGTTATCCGGCCAGGCGGCGGCGCAGGCGGAGGTGTCCGGCAACCTCACCGCCAGCATCGCCTTGAGCGGCGCGGCGCTGGTTGATGCGCTGGCGGGCGGCGCGCTGGCCGCTAACGTGGGCCTCACCCCGGTGCGGATGCTGGCAGGCGTTACGCCAGCCACCCAGGTGGTGTCTGGTATCGGCCGCACAGCATTGCTGGCGGCGGGCGTAGCCCGCGCCGCTGTTGTGGCGAGCGGTGCCGGGCGGGTTAATTTTTTAACCGCCAGCGCCGTGCGCCCGGTTGGCCTAATAGCCGGGGTGGGGCGTGCATAGCTGGATACAGGGCGAGGTGGCCAGGTTGACCGTGGCGGTGACCGACGCGGCGGGCGCGCCCGCCGATCCGGCATCGGTCGTGTTAAAAATTAAAAGTCCGGCGGGCGCAATCAGCACACGCGCCTATCCGGGCGAGGTTGCCCGCACCGGTGTGGGCCTGTTTGCGTTTAATTTGGCACTCGCCGAAAAGGGCAAATGGTTGTACCGCTGGGAAGCGTCCGCCCCCGCGCAAGGCGCGCAGCAGGGTGATTTAACGGTCACGGGGAGCAATATTTAATGGGCGACGAAGATAGGGCGCAAGAAGTCGAATTGCGCGAATACAAACACACGCAGGCGCGGGCGATATTGCCGCCGCCCACCCGGCCATCGGCCAAGTGGTGCGCGGGTGCGGGCTGCGGCGAACGCATACTGGATGCGCGCCGCAACGCCGTGCCGGGCGTACAGTTTTGCGCAGAATGCCAGAAATTTAATGAGCGGTATTTGAAGGGGTGGATTAAAAAATGAATTGGACGGTCGATCAAATCAGCTTGGCATTCCGCATCGCTGAATTTATTTTAATGGGCGGCGTAGCCTGCTACGTCTATTTGGCCAACAAAGACAAGGCCACCAACGCGAGGCTGGATGCCAAAGACAAAGTCACCAACGAGCGCGTGGATGTGGTCGAAAAGCGCGTGGACGACAAGCTGGACAGCCACGGCGAGCGCATCACCCGGCTGGAGGGCGGTCCCACGCACGGCCGCATCGACGAGGCGCACACCCGCATCACCGATGTGATGCAGAGCGTGTCCGAGCTGGCGGGCGAGGTCAAGGGCGTTAAAACGGTGTTGAATTTAATTCACGACCATTTGTTAAACGGGCGAGGCAAATGATATGAACTATGCGGAAGATGTCTCTAGGGCGCGACGGCTGGCGATGTTGCAGGCTATATATTTTGCTGCGGACTACCTGCTGAACCGCGCGATGTTGCGCACGCGGGTCGAGGCCGCGGGTTACATCACCAGTGTAGATTTATTGCACACCGAGTGCGCTTGGCTGGCCGAGATGGGCTATATCGAATTATTGGAGATGGATACCGTGCGCCTCACCGAGCGCGGCGCGGATGTGGCGCGCGGGCGCAGCCAAACGCCCGGCGTGCGCCGCCCATCGCCCGGCGAGAGGTTGCCGTAATGGCGCATCCCGACGAAACTCGCCGCGCGGTGCGCGCCTCCTATATTTTTGACCAGATGTCACTGGAGGTCGCCGCGATCAAAAATGGTGTGCCCTTCCAGACCGCACGCGGCTGGAAGCGCATGGGGCTGGATCACGGCGACGACTGGGACCGCGCGCGCGGCGCGCAAATGATTGCCGGCGGCGGCATCGAAGACGTGGTGCGGCAGACCCTCGGCGTGGTGGTGCAGCAGGTGCAGGCCACGCTGGACGCGATCCGCCTCGACCCGGACATGCAGCCCGAACTCAAGGTCAAGCTGCTGGCCAGCTTGTCCGATTCCTATTTTAAAATGGTTAGCGTCTCACGCCGCATGATGCCGGATACCGCCAAAGAAGCGGCGCAAGCCGTGGCCGAAAAAGCGCGCAAAGGCGGGCTGTCGGAGGATGTCATCAAACAGATCGAGGAGCAGGTGCTTGGCCTCGCCCGTTAAAAAGGGGAAGGGAGAAGGGGGAAGGGGAAAACCTCCACCGCCGCCCTCACCCCCTTTAAAGGGGGGGGTGAGCGGCTATTTCCTGCCCTACCAGATCGCCTGGATCACCGACAAATCCCGCTTTAAAATATGCGAAAAATCACGCCGCGTCGGCATGACCTACGCGCAGAGCTACGAAGACGTGGTCGATGCCGCCCGCGCCGAAGGCGGCATGGACGTGTGGTTTTCCAGTGCGGACGAGTCTGCGGCCAAGGAATACATCCGCTACTGCGAACAGTGGGCCAAGCTCTTTCACCTCGCCGCCGAATCGCTCGGCGAAGTGGTCATCGACCACAAGGATGATGTCAAGGCGCTGGTCATCGAATTCGCCAGCGGCAAGCGTATCCACGCTTTGAGCAGCAACCCGAAATCGTTCCGCAGCAAGGGCGGCAAGCTGGTGTTGGACGAATTCGCCTTCCACAAACAGCCCGAAGAAATGTGGAAAGCCGCCATCCCGATTATCACCTGGGGCTTTCCGGTGCGCGTGCTGAGCACCTACAACGGCCGTGGCAACCGCTATTACAGGCTGGTGCAGGATGCCAAGAAAGCCGCGCTCCCTCTCCCCCTGGGAGCACTAAAAGTAGGCAATCCGCTATCCGGCGGGCCGGATGCGGAATTGACACAGGGTCGGGGTGAGGGAAAGTCCGCCCATACAAGCCGTTGGGCGCTGCACACCATCACCATCGAAGACGCCGTGGCGCAAGGCTTGGTCGATAAAATTTTGCAACGTCCGGCCACCGCCGAGGAGCGCGCCGCCTTCTTGAAAGACTGCCGCGAAGCGGCGGGCGACGAAGAAACCTACCAGCAGGAATATCTGTGTGTGCCGGTCGATGAAGCCACGGCCTGGCTCACCTGGGAGATGATCACCACCGCCGAACACGCGGACGCGGGCAAGCCTGAGAGGTACGCGGGCGGCGATTGCTATGTCGGCATGGACATCGGGCGGCGGCGCGATTTAACCGTGATCTGGGTGATCGAGAAAGTGGGCGACGTGGCGTGGACGCGCGAAGTGGTGCGCCTCAAAAGCAAAAGTTTTGCCGAGCAGGATTTCGAGCTCGACCGCATTTTTAACACTTACACCGTGCGCCGCGCCTGCATCGACCAGACCGGCATCGGCGAAAAGCCGGTAGAAGACGCGCAGAAGCGCCACGGCACTTACCGCGTCGAGGGCGTGATCTTCACCTCCGCCAGCAAACAGCACCTGGCCACGCTGGTCAAGCAGGCCTTCGAGGATAAAAAAGCGCGCATCCCGGAAGACCGCGCCATCCGCGAATCGCACCACGCCGTGCGCAAAATCATGACGCTCTCCGGCAACCCGCGCTTCGACGCGGACAGAACAGAAATGGGCCACGCCGATGAGTTTTGGGCGCACGCGCTGGCCTTGAACGCGGCGGAGCAGCCCGCGGTGAAGATCGAGTTTCAGGCGCTGGGACAACTCCGCGCCTCGCGTAATTTGAGCGGGTTTATGTAGGGGCGGATCGCATCCGCTTTATGTAGGGGCGGATTACATACGCCCGACGGAGAAAAATATGGCACAAATTCTAGACAAAAGCGGTAAACCGATTGTGGCAGAAATCGCCAGCATCCGCCGCGACCCGCTGCAACCCTTATTCAGCGGCCTGATCACTCCCAACGACGACACCTTGGCCAGTCGCGGGCAGGGTAAAGGGCTCAAACTTTACGAAGAGGTCGAGCGCGACGCGCACGTCTACGCCTGCCTGCACAAGCGCAAAATGGCGGTGATCTCGCGCCCGTGGGAAGTGACCGCGGCCAGCGATTCGCGCCCGGATAAAAAGGCGGCGGCCATTGTCGAAGCGCAGCTCGGCGCGCTCAACTTCGACGCGATCTGCATGGGGCTGCTCGACGCGATCAACAAGGGTTTTGCGGTGGGTGAAATTATGTGGGCAACCCCTCACCCCCAACCCCTCTCCTGCGGGGAGAGGGTGGCCGACAGGCCGGGTGAGGGGCAGATCATCGCAGCCGACATCCGCCTGCGCGACCAGCGCCGCTTTAATTTCGACGAAGACTACGCGCTGCGCCTCAAAACGCAACAGAACATGCTCAAAGGCGAGGAGCTGCCCGCACGAAAGTTTATCGTGCACAGCGTCGGCGCGAAGGACGGCAACCCGTATGGTTTGGGCTTGGGCAGCAAGCTGTTCTGGCCGGTGTGGTTCAAGCGCCAGGGGATCACCTTCTGGCTGACTTTTCTGGACAAATTCGGCAGCCCCACCGCTTTGGGCAAATATCCGCCCAGCACCAGCTTGCCCGACCAGCAAAAGCTGCTCGACGCGCTCGCCGCCATTTCGCAGGATGCGGGCGTGACCATCCCCGAGGGGATGGCGGTAGAGCTGCTGGAGGCCACGCGCGGCGGCACCGCGGGCTATGAGCAGATGATCCGCTACATGGATGAACAAATATCCTACTGCATCCTCGGCGAAGCCCCCGGCGCAAAAGACAGCGGCGGCGCGCAGGCTTCTGCCGCGATCACCCGCAACGAAGTGCGGCTGGAACTGGTGCAGTTCGACAGCGACATGCTCAGCGCCACACTTAACGCCACCCTGGTTAAATGGATCGCCGAGTTTAACGTGCCCGGTGCCGCGCCGCCGGCGGTGTGGCGCAAGATTGTCGCGCCCGAAGACATCAAGCTGCGCGCCGAGCGCGACCAGATTTTATTCGGCATGGGCATGCGTCCTGACGACGATTACACGGCGGAAAATTATCCGGGCTGGACCATACCAACCCCCCCTGCCGCCATTCCCGCGCCGGGCACTCCCCCTTTTGAAAAAGGGGGGCAGGGGAGATTTACAAAAGAGGGAGCGGCATTCGCCGAGGCGGGCAAAGATGCCGCCCGCGACGATCTCGATGACCTGGTGGATGCCGCGCTGGCCGAATGGCAGGCCGATCTCGCGCCCGCCGCCAGCGTCATTCAAGCGTTGATGGACGAGTCGGCCAAACAAGGGGAGACCGCCGCGCAGTTTCTGGAGCGTTTGCCCGGCATCCTCAAACAGGTTGACACAGGTAAGTTGGGCGACAAATTAAGCCGCGCCACCTTCTCCGCGCGCCTGGCGGGCGAGGCGGGCATCGCCCCAAAACAAACGTAGCGTGCGCCGTGCGCACGACAGAATGAAAGACCAACCCAATATCACCGTCCTGTTCAAACTCGCGCCCGCCGAGGCGGTGGCGTATCTGCAAGGGCGCGGCCTGCTCACGCCAACCTTCAGCTGGCAAGACCTGTGGCAGGACGAACACGCGCACGCCTTCACCGTCTCGCGCCTGGCCCGGCCCGATATTTTAGAATCGCTGCGCGACGGCATCACCCGATCGGTCGAGGGCGATCTGTCGCGCCGCGACTGGACCCGCAACGCCCGTGAATTACTGCAAAAAGAAGGTTGGTGGGGCAAAAAAACGGTGCGTGAACCCTCTCCCTCCGGGAGAGGGCAGGGTGAGGGCGGGGGCGAGTTGCTCACCACCACCTTCAACCCGGCCCGCCTCAAGCTCATCTTCGACACCAACACCCGCATGGCCGCTGCCGCCGGGCAGTGGCAGCGCATCGCGCGCAACAAATCAACCCACCCCTACATCCGCTACATCACGCAGCGCGACGAGAAGGTGCGCCACGCGCACCGCGCCTGGGACAACCTCACTCTACCGGTCGATCACCCTTTCTGGAAAACCCACTTTCCGCCCAACGGCTGGCGTTGCCGCTGCCGCGTGGTATCCATGTCGCAGCGCGAATACGACGCGGGCTTGTCGCCCAACGGCCAGACCTTAAACAAAACCGCGCCGGAAATCAAAATGCGCGATTGGACCAATAAGCGCACCGGCGAAGTCAGCCGCGTGCCGGAAGGCATCGACCCGGGCTTCGCCTACAACCCCGGTCTGGCGGCGGCGCGGCAGTCCAATATGGCGCAGGTGGCAGCGGCAAAGCTGGCGCAAGTAACGCCCGATTTGGCTGCGGCGTACCGTCAAGCCAGTATGATCGATTACGCGCGTGCGGCGAGAGATGCGGATGGGTTGGCGCGTCATTTGATTGTTGGCGCAGTAGAAAGCGCGCAGCGCATCGAACGCGCTACAGGGTTTGATTTGGCGGGGTACAATCAGATTTTGGATGCGTCAAAAGTGAAACATATTTTTGATGGGCACGGCGATGACCTCACGGAATCTCGCCGCGCACAGCGTGCGGTCACGGTCTATGACATTGCGCTGATCCCCGCCCTGGTCAATAACTACGACGACGTGTCTGTGTCGGGTAGCAAAACGAAGGGCGGTCTTGATGCGCTTATATTCGTGAAGCGTTTTGGGAGAGAGGTGTTTTATTACGCGGCGGAAATAAGAAAGGGCAAGAAACATCTTGCCCCGGCAACGCTTTACATAAAAATAGGTACTCGCGGCAGATAGGTGCTTGCGCCCCCACCCCAAACGCCCGAAGCGACCGCGAGATGTGATCAATGATACGCGCCATAAAATAAAATTGCAAATATGATCGAAATACAAGTCAATTCCCGAGCCGTGCTCGACGCCTTCAACCGCCTCATCGCGGCAGGCCACGACCCGCAACCGGTTTTCGACGCCATCGGCATGGAGCTTGAAAACCGCGCGCGCAAACGCTTCGAGACCCGCACCGACCCCGAGGGCCGCGCCTGGGCGAAGTGGAAACCCGCCACCGCAAAATCCTACCCAAAAGATGCCAACAAAAAGCTGCTCGACCGCTACGGCGACATGCTGAAGTACATCAGCTATCAGGCGGACGCGAGCGGCGTGATGATCGGCACCAGCCAGGCCTATGCCGCCTTCCACGAACGCGGCACCCAAAAAATGGCGCGCCGCGGCATCTTCACCGCCGACCCCGAGGCGAGGTCGCTGGGCGCGGAGGACGAACACTCCATCCTGGACATCCTCAACGACCATCTGCAACGCGCCATCGGATGATCGACGTGGCTGAGCCATGACCATCATTCCAGCACCCCTATCGTCATTCCCGCAACGCGGCCAAAACAAAATGGGCTGCCACGCAGAATTATTTTCCAACTGGATTCCCGCCGCAGCCTGCCCTCGAATGAATTTGTCGGGGGCGGGAACGACGACACCCGTAAAAAACACCAGACCGCTTTAAACGCGATTTAAGCCGCGCAACCTCCATCTCTGCGGCAAGGGGTTATGCCGCCCCGCGATACCCCCGTTAAACCCCCGTTAAATTCATTCCTATGGGGTATCGCGCCAGCCACAGATCCCCGTGTCTTGATTTTATTCCTGCTTGTGTTTTATTTTTCATGCGCGTAAGCTAAAAAAGGTTTCCGTTTTATCTCACGCGGAACGTCTTCCGCCTTAACACGCCCCGCCGCCCCACGCCACAATGGCGGCATGAAATCAAAAATTCTCCAAATCTTCAAGCCCGGCCAGCACACCGCAATGAACGGTGCGGTGCTGTCCTTTTCCGAAGCCGACATCAAGGCGACAGCCCGAGCCTACGACCCGGCCAAACATGATGCGCCGATTGTAGTGGGTCACCCGCAGCACGATGCCCCCGCCTACGGCTGGGTCAAATCGCTGGCGTTCGCGGACGGGCTGGAAGCGGAGCCGCACCAGGTTGACCCCGCCTTCGCCGAAATGGTGGAGCGCGGCGCGTTCAAAAAAATCAGCGCGTCTTTTTACACCCCCGATTCCCCGTCCAACCCCGTCCCCGGCGTGTATTACCTGCGCCACGTCGGCTTTCTCGGCGCGCAACCGCCCGCCGTGAAAGGGTTGCGTAACCCGGAGTTCGCCGAAGGCGAGGCGGGCGTGGTCGAGTTTTCCGAGTGGGGCGACACCGTCAACGCCTTGCTGTGGCGCGGTCTGCGCGAATGGATCATCGGCAAGTTCGGTTTGACCGAGGCCGACAAGGTCGTGCCGGGCTATACCGTTAAAAATCTTGAGGAGTCCGCCGCCGCCGAATTAAAAGCGTTACAAACCATACCCTTCAGAAACTTCACCGAACCTCAACCTCAGGGAGAAAATATGTCTGATGCAGAAAAAACGCGCCTCGCCGCGCTCGAAACCGAAAACGCCGCGCTAAAAGCGGAAAGCGTCACCCTCAAAAAGGCCGCCGCCGATTTTGCCGAGGCCGAGATCGTGCGCAAAAAAACCGCCACCCACGCCGAGCATTTGGCGTTCGCGGAGACGCTGGTCAAAGAAGGTCGCCTGCTGCCCGCCCATCAAGAGGCGACCGTGGCCACGCTCGACCATCTTGCCGACGTCGGCAAGATGGTCGAGTTTGGTGAAGGTGACAGTAAAAAGCCTTTGCTCGACGCGCTCAAAGCGCAACTAAAAACCGCCCCCGTCATGGTCGATTTTAACGAGCGCGCCCGCGCATCAGGCGGTGACGCGAAAACGGTGGAGTTCGCCGCAGCACAAGGTTACGGCGCGGTGGACGCGGAGGGCTTGGAGACGCACTCCCGCGCCCTGATGTACCAAAAATCTCACCCCGAAACCGATTATTTATCCGCCGTCAAAGCGGTCACCCAGTAGGGGCGGATTGCATCCGCCCAATGGCAAATAACCCTCATCCACCCAAAAAAGGAGATCAAAAATGGGCCAACAAAATATTTCCGTACTGTCGTTGACCGACACACTCACCGGCACGGTGGCGGCCAACCGCTTTGTCACTGCCGCCGGCGCGCAAGCCGGGGCCGATGCAAACGCCTTGGGCGTGTCGCGCCAGGCGGGCGTTGCCACCGATAAAATAACCGTCGACGTGCTCGGCACGGCGACGGTCGAAGCGGGCGCGGCGGTGGCCGAAGGCGCGACCATCAAATCGGACGCATCCGGTCGCGCCATCACCTGGGTGACCGCCGGGGCAAAAATTGCCGTGGCGCTGGAGGCGGCCTCCGCCGCCGGGCAGGTGATCGAAGTGCTGCTGATTCCGAACGCGGCTTAATACTGTTAACAGGGCGGGTGCAACCCGCCCCTACAACAAATTTTTACACGGGAGAAAACATGAAAAATTACATTAAAAAAATTCTATTTGCGGTCTTGTTGGCACTGGCGGCTTCTTTTTCTGCCCAAGCCGGATGGATTGATCCCAATGGCTTAATTGCTTTGGGTGCCGTCGGTATGATCCAAATGAATTCCGCCCAAGCCCGCGTCATCGACCCGATTTTATCCACGGTCGCCCAGGGCTACAAAAACATGGAGCTGGTCGGCTCGGCGCTGTTCCCCTACGTCCCCGTAGCGCAGCGTGGCGGCAAGATCGTTTCCTTCGGCAAGGAAGATTTCGCCCTGTATTCCGGCGCGCGCGCCCCCGGTGCCAACACCAAACGGGTGCAGTTCGGCTACGCATCGAGCAATTTTGCGCTGGAACAGCACGCGCTGGAGGGCGTGGTGCCGTTCGAGCTGATGGAGGAGGCCAACGCTGTGCCCGGTATCGATCTCGGTCGCAATGCCGTGTTCCGCGTGCAAAACATTATCAATTTAAGGCTCGAAAAAGCCCAGGCCGATCTGGCCATCACCGCCGCCAATTACGCCGCGGGCAACAGGCTCACCACGCTGGCCGGGGCGACATTATGGTCGGATGCGGTGGCCTCTGACCCCCTCGCCAACATCGAGCAGGCCAAAGACGCGGTGCGCGCGCAAGTGGGGCGTTACCCCAACACCGTCGTCATCGGCGCGCAAGTGCTGCGGGCGCTGCGCGTGCACAGCAAGATCATCGACCGCACCAAATACACCGGGCGCGATGTGCCCACCGTAGAGCTGTTGGCCGCGCTGTTCGGCGTGGAGCGCGTGCTGGTCGGCGGCGCGGTGTACAGCGACGCCACCGGCGCGATGGTCGATGTGTGGGGCAAAAACGTGGTGCTGGCCTTCACCGACATCAGCGGCGTGGCCGACTTCGGCTTGCCTAGCTACGGCTACACCTACCGCCTTAACGGCGCGCCGGTGGTCGAATCGGCCTACCAGGACCGCAACAGCAAAAGCTGGGTGTATCCGGTCACCGACGAGGTTGCGCCGGTGATTGCGGGTGCGGCCGCAGGGTTTTTGATCAGCCCGGCGGTGGCGTAACACCTTTCGTCATTCCGGGCTTGCCCCGGAATTCAGCGGAAACAAACTTTAGCCCCCTCTCCCTTTGGGAGAGGGTTTGGGGTGAGGGAGGGCGGATGCAATCCGCCCCTACAAAAGGACATCTAGCATGGATAAATTTATCGCACGCGCACCGGTCACGGTGCTGGGCAAAGACTACCGCAGCGGCGACAGCTTTGAGGCGGATGCGGCGGAAGTGGGCGGGATGGTCGAAAGCAGTTTAGTCGAGGCGGTGGGTGTGCTGGGCAGGGCTGCGCCCAGCACCCCGGCGGCACCCACCGATCCCGCCAAACGCCAGTCAGCCATCATCGCCGCCATCGCCACGCTCGATGCCAATGACGGTGATCTGTGGCTGCGCGACGGCCGCCCGGATGCCAGCGTGTTGGCGGATTTGCTGGGTTGGAGCGTCTCCGCCGCCGAACGCAACGCGGCCTGGGCGGCCATGCAGCCAGCACCGTAGGGGCGTATGACAATACGCCCGACAGATAAATGCCCTACGCCACACAACAAATGCCATTGGGCGGATGTAATCCGCCCCTACACCTAATATGATTTACGCGACTCAAAATGACATGGTGGCTCGTTTTGGCGGGGAGGAGCTGGTGCAGCTCACCGACCGCGCCCATCTCGGCGAAATTGACGCGGCGGTGGTGGCGGGGGCGTTAAACGATGCGTCCGCGCTGATCGACGGCTATTTGCGCGCCGCCTACACCCTGCCGCTGGCCAGTGTCCCCGCCGAGCTGGTGTTGGTGTGCTGCAACCTGGCGCGTTTTTATTTGTACGATGACCGCGTGATCGATGTGGTGCAAAAACGCCGTGATGAAGCCGTATCCTGGCTCAAGGACGTCTCGGCCAAGCGCGTGAGCCTGGGCGTGGATGGCGCGGGCAGTGCGGCACCGGTCGCCGCGGGCGGCGTAAATTTTGTGGTGACCGGGCGCGTGTTTGATGCGGCCACGTTAAAGGATTACTGATGCTGCGTGACTTGATTATCGCGCGCCTGCAAACGCAATGCCCGTCACTCAAGCGCGTCAGCACGGCGGCGGATTTGGCCTCCGCCAAAACCGACGCGAAACAGTTTCCGTGCGCCTATGTGTTGACGTTGGCCGAGCAGGGCGGCGCGGCGCGCTATATGACCGGGCTGGTGGCGCAACAGCGCAACGTGCGCATCGGCGTGGTGCTGGCGGTGCGCAACGTGCGCGATGCCACCGGGGCGGCCGCATCGGCAGATATGGAAGTAGTGCGCGTCGAGACCGATGCTGCGCTGTTTGGATACCGCGCCGACGAAGCGCACGAGGTGCTGGTTTTTTCCCAGGGCAAGCTGCTCGCCCTGATCGACGGCGAAATCTGGTGGCAGGACGAATATACAACCGAATTTGATAGGAGATAAAAATGGTTAGCGGAGAAGCGGTCGAAGACGAATTTGCGGGACAGGGCGGCAGCTACATCCTGGACCCGCTGACGAATAAGCGCACGCGCGTGGAAGAGCCCACGCAGGGTCGCGTGCGGCCTGCCGAGGTTTACGCCGAGCATCCGCTGCTAGTGCCGCCCGAGGCCGAGTTAGCCGCAGATGCACCCGTTATCCGCCCACGCAAGATAGCTGCCGTGCAGCCCACCCCTATTGAGGAAATAAAATGAAAACCAAACGACAGGTATTGCTCGGCAAAATTGAAGCCACTTATGGCGTAGACCCCGTCCCCACCGGCGCGGCGGACGCGATGCTGGTTGGCAACTTAAAAATCTCCCCGCTCGAAATGGGCGGGGAGGAGCGGGGCGGCTTGCGCGGCTTTATCGGCGCAACGGGCAAGGTCATGTCGGGCGAGCATGTCAAGTTGAGTTTTGACGTGGAGATGTTCACGTCGGGCGTAGCCGGCACCGCGCCAGCCTACGGGCCGGTGCTGCGGGCTTGCGCGAATTCCGAAACGATCGTGGCGCTGGCCAGTGCCACTTACGCCAGCGTGGATGCCGCCGAACAATCGATGACGTTTTATTTTAATCGCGACGGAAAACGCCGCATCATCACCGGCTGGCGCGGGAGCGCGAAAGCGAAGTTGCCGGCCAAGGGTGTGCCGATGTGGAGTTTTGAGGGCATCGGCCTCTACGCGCCGCCGGCCGACACCGCGATGCCTGTGCCCACCTTAACCGCCTGGCGCATGCCGCTGCCGGCCGAGGCGGGCATCACCACCGCTACCGTGCACGCATTCGCCGGGCTGATCTCCGAGGTCGAATTTAATACCGGTGCCGAGGTGGCCTACCGCAACCTGATCAACGGCGAATCGGTGCAGGTCACCGGGCGCAAATCGACCGCCAGCATCACGCTGGAAGAGCCGATGATGGCGCAAAAAGATTTTGAAACCATCGTCCGCGCGGGCACCTTGGGCGCGCTGGTGGTGACACACGGCACGGTCGCGGGTAACCGCGTCGTGCTGACTGGTGCGACGGCGCAGATTGTGGGCTATCAGGAGAGCGATCAGGACGGCATCGCCATGATCAAGCTCGATCTGGAGCTGATCCCCGCCACCGCCAACACCGACTACAGCATCGTTTACAACTAAAGCGGGAAGGGTTGAGGGGGAAGAGAGAAGGGTTTAACCCTCCCACCCTTTAAGCACCGCAGGTGCGGTCCCTTCTCCCTTTACTCTTGTAATTTATAAAAAGGAAACCTCATGTTCAAAATCGCCCTCACCGAAACCTACGAACACCCGGTCATCATCGACATTCCCGGGGACAAAAAACGCCATGAATTCACCGGCATTTTTCACCGTTTTAGCCAGGGAGAATTAAACGATATGCGCGAGCGCATTCAAAATGAGGCGCTCGACGATAAAGCGTTTTGCCGCGAAGTGCTGGCGGGCTGGAAAGGCGTGCGCGACGAGGCGGGCGATGAAATCGAATTCGGCGACGGCAACCTCGACCGCCTGCTCGACATCTACCCGGTCGCAGCCAGCATCGTCAAGGCGTTCTACGAATCGATCAGCGGCGCGAAACTAAAAAACTGACCGATGCCGCACGCCACTGGGCGCGGGGCGGCAAACGACATCAGGCAGACGATGCCGCCCAGAAAAAACAATTTGAAGAAGACGCGGCGGCATTCGGCATCCCGCTGGAAGATCTGCAAGTAGCGTGCGCCGCGCGCACGACGGCGGGCAACAGTTTTGAGGTGTGGCACGACAACGCCGCGACGCTGGAATTATTTCTCGCCTGCCGCACCCAGTGGCGCATGCTGGCAGGCGCGACCAGTTTGGTCAGACTGGGGTTGGATTATCCGGCGGTGGCAGCGGTGATGCGTTTACAGGGCGTTAAAAATAAAAACGCGGCGCAGGTTTTTAACGAATTGCAGCACATGGAATTTGCGGCGTTACAGGAGTGGTGATGAACAAATATAACCATTCTCACGAGAAAAAACGCGATAATTTTAACGGTGACGCAAGTGGCTAATATCGTATTCGGCATCACCCTCAAACCCGACGGCTTCGGCAACTTCAGCGGGCAGGTAAAAGGCGCGTCCGAGGCGTTGAAAAAAATGGGCGGCGATGCCGGAAACGCCGGTGTGCAGGCCGCAACCGGGCTGGGTCGCGCCAGCGCCGGGGTGAGCTCCCTCCACGAACAGTTGTCGCGTCTGCAAAGCGTGGCGATGGCTTATTTGGGCGGGCGCATGGCGCTCGACGTGCTGCGGGTCGCCGACCGCTATCAGGCGTTGCAGGCGCGCCTGAAACTGGCAACCGTTTCCCAGGAAGAATTCAACGCCGCCAACGCGGGCTTGTTTGCCATCGCCCAGGCCAACGGCGTGCAGCTTGCCGGCGCGATCGATCTTTACAGCAAGCTCGCCCCCGCGCTGCGCGAGTTGGGCGGCACCCAGCAGCATGCCTTGGCCATGTCCGATCTGGTCGGTAAAAGCCTGCGCCTGTCCGGCTCGGGTGCGGCGCAATCGGCGGCGGCGATGCTGCAATTTTCGCAGGCGCTCGGCAGCGGCGTGTTGCGCGGCGACGAATTTAATAGCTTGATGGAAAATGCCCCGCGCCTGATGCGGGCGCTGGCCGACGGCATGGGGCTGCCGCTCGGCGCGCTGCGGCAACTGGCCGAAGCGGGCAAGCTCACCGCCACCGACGTGAGCAACGCGCTGCTGTCGCAAAGCGAAAAGTTGAGCGGCGAGATCGCCAAAATGCCGCTCACCGTATCGCAGGCATGGACGAAGCTGGGCAACAGCGTCACCGTCGAAATCGGCAAACTCGACCGCGCCAGCGGCACGACCGCCACCTTATCGGGCGCGCTGTCCGCGCTCGCCGACAAGGTGGGCCAGGTCGAGGCCGCGCTTGTTTCTGCGGCCAAAATCGGCGTAGCATTGTTCGCCGCGTCGCTGCTCTCGGTTAGGGCTGCCGCCATTGCCGCGGCGGGCGCGGCGGGCATTTTAATGTTCAAGCACGCGCTGATCGGCCTGCAAGCGCTTTACGCGGTGAGCGGTGCGGCGGGCGTGGTGAGCACTATTTTAAACATTCGCTTTGGCGCGCAAGCAGCTACCCCGTCCGTGCTAACCTTGGGGGGCGCGCTCAAGGCGCTGCTCTGGCCAGCCGCGCTGCTCTACGGCGTTTACGAATTTGCCAGATACGCCTCGGAGACTTTTTTGACGGTGCAGTTGGGCATCGTCGCACTGGCCGAAACCGCGCAAAAAGCTGCAGCGTATATCAGCCACCCTTTCGATAGCCGTGCACGCGCCGCCGCCATCGCTGAAATAAAACGGCAAAATCAGGAAATTGCCCAGGCATTGATCGCCTCGCACGAAGCCGCCGCGCCGCCGCAATCGCCGCCGTTGCAGGCGTTGGCGCGCGGCACCGCCCCCGATAAATCCGGCCTCGATGCCGCCAAAAAACACGCCAGCGACTACGCGGCCATCATTAAAACACTCGAAGGAAATCTCACCAGTGCTGCCGCCAAACATGCGGGGCTGAATGCCGAGCAGACCGAGCTGGCCAAAATGCAGGCCCAGCCCATCTGGGACAAGTTGACCCGGGATCAGCGCGATTACATCGCCGCGCTGCTGGACGGCACCAGCGCGCTCAATGAATCCGTGCGCGCCGAAGAGCGGATGAATAAAGCCCGCGAAGAGGCCTCCTCTTTTATCGACAAAATAAACGCCGCCGCGCAACAGGAGGTGGCCGACCTCGAATTTAAAAATTCGCTCATCGGCAAATCCGCCATCGAGACCGCGCGCCTCACCGCCGAACGCCGCGCGCAGCTGGCGGTCGACCGGCAAATTTACGACCTCAACCAGCAATACAAAAACGACCTCCCCGCACGCGATGCGGCGGTGGCCGACATCGAGGCCGCCCGCCCCGGCATCATCAACCACGCAGCCGCCGCCGCAAATGCCACGGCTATTGCCGATGCCCACGAAAAAGAGGCCAAGCGCGCCGAGCAGGCGTGGGACCGCTTCGCCGAAAACGTGCAGCGCAATTTGGGCGATGAATTGTATAAGGGCTTGAGCGGCGGCTTTATGGATATAGGCGATGCGTTCAAGCAAATGCTGCTGCGCATGGCTGCCGATGCGGCGGCCGCACAGATCATGGTGGCGGGGACCAACTTAGCCCGGATGCTGCTTGGGGGAGGCGGTGGCGCGCCGGGCGCAACGGCACCGGGCAGCGCGGGCACATCGGGCGGCGGCGGCGGGTTTGCGCCCGGCAGTAATTTTGCCGCCAAAGGGGCATGGTTCACGGGTGAAGCGGCACATTTTTTCGCCAACGGCGGCGCGTTCAGCAACCAGACCTTCGATCGCCCCACGCCGTTCGCGTTTGCCAATGGCGGTGGTTTTAACTTGGGCGTAATGGGTGAAGCCGGACCCGAGGCGGTGATGCCGTTAACCCGCGATGCCAACGGTAAATTGGGCGTGGCCGCGCAGGGTGGTGGCGGACGCTCGGTGAACCTCACCTACGCGCCGGTCATCCAAATCGACAGCCGCAGCGACCGCGCGCAAGTCGAGCGGCTGGTGAGCGATCAGGTCAAGCGCGGCAACGCCGAGCTGGTGGACACCTTGCAGCGGCAGGGGATGCTGTGATGCTTCGCGTTGCCTCTTCACTTTCCTCTTCCCTCACCCGGCCTATCGGCCACCCTCTCCCACCGGGAGAGGGGTTGGGGGTGAGGGAGCAAACGAGAAAGGCTTAAGACCGCGATGGCTACCATTCCATTTCCCGCCACCCTGCCCGTGTCGCGCATGAACTGGGGCTTGCAGCGCCGCGACCTGGCGTTCGCGTCCGCCTTCGGCAGCCAGGCGGTGGAAATTTCCTCGCCGCTGTGGGTGGCCTCTTTGCAGTTTGAGCCAACCAAGCGCACCAACGCCGAGGCGGGCGCATGGTTGTCCCTGCTGCTGAAGTTGCGCGGCAAGGTGAATCAGTTGGAGCTGTGGAATATCGCACAACCCGCGCCACGCGGAACGATGCGCGGCGCGATGACCTTGAATGCCGCCGCCGTGCAGGGTGCGACCAGTTTAACCATTGTCGCGGCGGGCGAGAACATTAAAACCCTGCTGGCCGGAGACCTGCTGGGGTTAGGCGTGGGGTTGACGCAACAGGTGGTGATGGTGACCGATGATGCCACCTCGAACGGGGTGGGTTTAATTACAGTAAATGTCACGCCACCGTTGCGCAACGGCTTTGCACTGGGCGCGGCCGTGGTGTGGGATAAGCCAAAAGTTTTATTTCGCGCCGCGCAATCCGATTTCGGCTGGGATTACAGCGGCAGCTTGGCCACCCTGCGCGCGCTGGATTTGATCGAGGACTGGCGACCATGAAAGCTGAAATTGATGAGAACGGGAAACTTAGCGTGATACCAGAAACCAGGATTGAAAGTTTTGCGCTTGCTCGCTGGTGGACTGATTATCAAGCGCAAAATAATGATGTTGGCGGAGAAGATCATTTCGCTATTTTGGAAATAGGTAAATTGAACGAGCCCAACGTGTCGGAGGGGCGCGCATGACCACGGCCGCCCAGCAAACCGCGTTAGAAAAGCCGGTCGCGGCGGTCGCGTTTTTTTTGGAGCTGCAATTCAAAAGCACCACGGTGCGGGCCTGCTCGTATTCGCAGACCTACAACTGGAACGGTTTTGATTGGATCGGTCTGGGCGCGCTGGGCAGCATCAGCCCGATCGACGAATCCGCCGGCGTGGCATCGGGTGCCATGACCTTTGGCCTGAACGTGGCTCAATCGTCCGTGTTGGCGCTGGCTTTGGGCGTGGTGGAGGATTATCGCGGCCAGCCCGCGAAATTATATTTTTGCCCGCTCAACGAAAACGGCCAGTTGATCGACGTGCCGGAGATTTGCTGGCGCGGGCTGATGGACACGATGGCGGTCGGCATAGACGGCGAAGAAGGACAGGTCGCGCTGAAATGCGAAACCAGCGCCTACGGCCTGAAACGCCGTCCCTCGGCGCGTTTGAACGAGGCGCAGCAACAGCAACGCTTCCCTGCGGATACCGGGTTTAAATATCTCAACGCCCTGATCGCCAACCCGCAGTTGTGGTTGTCGCGTAAATTTCAGCAGATATGACACAGACAACAGAGAAGAGGGAAGAGGTGAGGGAGAAGGGAGAAGGGTTTGACTATTCCCCCTTAAGCACCTCAGGTGCGAGCCATTCCCGCTTGTTGGCCGAGCACCTCACCGCGCACCTGGCCACGCCCTTCGCTTGGGGCACACACGATTGCGTCAGCTTTGCCGCCGCTTGGGTCCAGGCCAGCACCGGCGTGGATCATCTGGCCGGACTGGGCCAGTGGACCACCGCCGCGCAAGCCGTGCGCGCCATAAACAAAGCGGGTGGGTCGCTGGAAGCCGCACTGGATGCGCGCTTCCAGCGCATCGATCCAAACTTCGCTCAGGACGGGGATTTGGCATTGTATGACGGCTGCCTGTGTATTTTCAGCGGCGCGCATATAGTGGGGCCCGGTAAAACAGGGTTAACGCACAACAGCCGCGTGCTGGCACAGGCGGCGTGGGCGATCGCCCCACCAAAAAACGATTCCCCTCTCCCCTCGGGAGAGGGTGGCCGCAGGCCGGGTGAGGGAGCGAGCGAGGGATCATGATGAACCGACTACTTTTGACCTGCCTGCTCTTGCTGCCCGCCACCGCGCACGCAATGCCACCGGTGGCAGCGGCTTATGCAGCGGCGACGGCCTTTGAAGTATTTATGGTTATAGTCACCGTACTGACTCTAGGCTCTGCCGTGTACGGTGCCGAGCAAGCCAAAAAGAAGGCGCGCCGCGAGGCCGAACGCCAGCGCCAGGCGCACAACGACGGCTTGCAGGACCGCACCATTACCCGCGTCGCCACCGACGCGCCGCACCGCACGGTGTACGGTCGCGCACGGGTCGGCTCGGACATCGTCGGCATTTTTGCCGGCGGCGCGCGCGACGAATTCAAATATCTGGTGTGCGTGCACGCCGCGCACGAGTGTGACGGCATCGAAGAAATATGGGTCGGCAACAAGCCGTTGGGGGTGCTGACCGCGCCCGCCGCCGACGGTTCGCAAGAAGTGACGGCCGGCGATTATTTTTATATCGAAACGATCTCGGTTAACGCCGAGGCAAAATCGGGCTTGAGCTTTAATTTGGCGCAAGTGCCGGTGGCGGGCAGCCTGCGCGTGACTTACGTGTTAAATGGCGAGATCGTCGCCCAAAATCCGACCTCGGTCGTGGGCACGCTGGTCACCATGCCGTCCAACCAATCCTGGCTATGCCATTACGACTACACAGTAAACCGCTCGCGCGTGCGCGTGGCCATGCACCTCGGTACCCCCGCCGATCCCGCCGATGCGGGCTTGCTGGCGGCCTTGCCCGGGGTGTGGGCTGGCACGGCGGTGCTGCGCGGCTATTGCTACACCGTGGTGCGGCTGGATCTGAATTATCAGGAATT